TTCTTTTCTTTCTGTATTCTTCTTACAAACGCATAATATATTATTTGTGTGAAGTAAGCAAAAGGGTTATTTGATTTTTTAGGATTAAAGTTATTTAAGTATTGTAAACAATTCTCTATACCATCACTTATCATATCATCTCTAAATGTATAATTTATAAAGTTAGGTCTATATGATAGATGGTTTGCAATTTTTAAAAAACATTCGCCAATATAATTAGTCACAGGCGGCGGTTTTCTTTTTCGTTTTATTGCCTTTTCACAACGATCTTTATACTCAATCATCGCCTGTAAAAACTCTTTATTATTTACATAATGTTCGGATTTTTTTCTTGTTCTAGTCATAATTATATAATACTATATGTTGTTGTTTAAGTCAAGCTTTTGGGCTATTTTTTTTGTTTAAGGATGCTTGACAGGCCTAGGATTTTTGATATAATACCCATGTGGGTTGTTACCGAAAATACCTTAGCTAGTGTATCTTCTTACTAGGCATATCAAATAAAGATTTTAAACTTTTCAATGTATCTTTGGCTTCCTCTTTGTCAATATCATCATATTCCTCGTTAGTTAAATCTCTCTCTACGAAAGAAGGCAATTTTTGTGGGTTGGCCTTCAATGTTCCCAGTAATTTGTGGTATCTCTTTGTGAACGGAAGTGTCGCATTTGCGATAGTTAATATCTTATCTTTTGGTATAGTAATAATCTTATCGTCTGTAAAGCCTACCCACTTTACTAGAGCGATATAATCAGATATGCCAAACTCAGTTACCTGTGGCACATACTTAATTAACATTGGTTCTGATAATCTTAATAGATTAGTCTTATCTTTGATCTGCTCTTTAGGAATTACACAACAGATTTCTTCACCAGAAACTAGACGAATTATTTTTACTGATTGGTTCATACTACTTTAAATTAACACTATGTATTTCATAGTTAAAACCTTCCTCATTGTAAATATTTATTCTTTCCTGAAAGTGTGTTAGCGTGAAATTCTTTTTATCTTTGTATGTAAGATCATCGGATATATCATATAAAGTCGCACTTGTTTTATTATCACCTATCCTTAATCCTCTACCTATACTTTGTAAATTTCTTATTCTACTTTTACTAGGGCTACTAAAAATAATATTGTGTAGATTACGAATATTGATACCCGTACTGAAGGTGCCGTAAGAAGCCACGATAATAGCGTTTTCTTCTCTTTCGGTAATTGCTCTAATTTCTTCTCTAGTGCTTGTGTCTGTTCCGCCATAAACGAAAAATACCTTTCTGTCTTTATCTGCTTTTTCTTTAATTAGTTTATATAAAAGTTGTCCGTGTTTTTCAACTAATTGAAATAAGCATAAAGTATTTCCGTTGAGCGCAAGGGCAAGATTTCGTATGTATTTATTTCTCTTTTCGCTTTGAGCTAGATATTCTAATTCTTTATGGTACTTTTCTTTATAGATAGATTTTGCGTCAACTTCATTGTGTTTTAAGACTAGACAAATAATCTTTAGGTCTGCCAATTGTTTTTTATCTATAAGTTCTTTGGTTGACACCACCTTATTTACCCTACCAAATAGGCCTTCTAATACTAACTTATGTGTTTTAGTGCCATCTAAGGTCCCTGTCATACCTATTCGATACTCACAATTGGTTAGTTTAGTCATTATTTTAGTTAACGAAACTGCCTTAAATAAGTGAGCTTCATCTCCGATTACAGCACCAAAGTCAGCGAAAAAAGTTTTTGGCAATTTATATAACGACTGCCAGGTAGATATTACTACTCGTTTATCTTCCTCTATCTCGTAACCGTGGTAGTTTCTACTTACATTATTCTCTACATCATAACCATATGATTTAAAGTCTTTGTATAATTGTTCTACTAATGATGTTGTTGGTACTATGATTAGAATATTATTGTCAATCACATTTAGATAATGTCTTATTAGCATATATGCGATTAAAGATTTACCAGAGGCAGTAGGCGATAATATGAGACCTCTCTCGTTTTCTAAGGCAAACTTGAAAGCTTCAAATTGATAGTCCCTCGGTGTGATAGATATATCGTAAGAGTCTATTAATGCCTGTATATCGGCGGCTGTGTGCGTTGTAAATGTTGAAATTTCGTTGTTTTCTTTAATATCTACATTTTTGCGATTACACCACTCTACCAGATACGGATACAATCCAACATATAATTGACCTGTAGCATAGCTGTATAATCTAATTTTCCCATCCCATACCCTATTTCTAAACTGAGGTGTAAATCTATATCCTGGAACTTCAAATGAAAAATAGTCACTTAGCTCTCTCCTTATATCTGCTTCTGCTGTGATGTGTAGATAAACTGAATTAAGTTTTTGTACGGTTATTTCGCTGCTCATTTAATTGTATATCTACTTTTGCAAGTAGTCTCTTTTTCTCTTCAGAGCGAAATTCAACAGGTAGGCCAAGATGTGGCCTTGCGTCATACTTACAATAGTCTTTGTAAGGACCATTAATATTGTTATAATGTAAAAATACTTGAGCATGATTATTACCTTCAAATTTTTCTCTCCAATGTTCTATTTCACAACCTCTATAAACGATCATATCGCCTGGGTTTAAATATATAGGTGTTCCCTTATTATTGAATCCACCAGTCTCATCAACATACATAGGCCAACGATAATCCCTATCATAGAGGTTATCTACATTGTGACCTAGAAATAGTGTTGTTGAGACCTCGCAACTTGGTCTATCTTTATGTCTCTTTAATTCATCACCTGGTTTATATAAACGCCAATATGAGTAGGTAGGTTCTAATTGTAGTCCTGTAATCTCTCTCATTTTTAGAGTTGACTTATCAAGTAATGTCTCCATCGCTGGGTCTGCATAACAAGAATAAGTCCTAGGCGCTTGTTTATCATCATAAGTGCCATCTAAATCAGGTCTGTAATCTTTATATCTTGTTTGATAGAATGTTCTTGCTCTATTTGCTCTCATCAATGCGTAACCATAAAGAAAGTAAGCCATCTCTTTTGACAAGAAATTTCTAATTACGCAATATCTATGCTCTTCGTAAAATTTTTTTGTATCTATCGCCATGGTTTTCCGCAACACCACATAACTAAACTATATCTGGTCCCTTTTGTGACAGGTGTGACTTGATGATAAAAGAAACTAGGAAATACAACCATTGATCCCTTAGGTCTTATCTCATTTATTACTTTAAATCTATTCTCACCACCTTGAGGACCAAAATCAAATTTAAGATTACCACCCTCATATTCACTACCATCAACTAAATTTATTGTCACACTTATTTTTCTAACCTTACCATTCATCTGTGGATTAGGTTTATTTTTATATACACTATAATGATCTGAATTACCATCAGCATGCCAGTTATAAAACTGATTTAATCCATACTTTGTAAATTGTATCTGTTCTATATATTCATAATCCCAGTTCCAACCAGCGTGTTTGTTTGCCTCTTGTATTCTAGGATTTATTAGATTATATATCCAATTATCTGATAGCCATGCAATCTCACTATCTCTCATGTATGCTTTATCAGTAAGACCTTTTTTCTCAATCTCTTCATTGGTCATATCACTAACAGCAATACTTTTTTCTTTATTTGTTTTATCCCTACCGTCAACCGTAGTTGCTGATTGTAATTTACTTGTACCTAATTTAATAATATCATTACATTGTCTATCAGTTAATAGATTAGGAAAATATACAAATGGCTTGTGTAAATTCATTAAATTACTCCAGAAGTAAATTTACGCCAGTCTATTGCATTTTTAATTGTAAAGGTTCTATTAGAAATAATCTTTAAAGTTTTTTCTAAGTAGTCAACCGTAGTTTCAATATAAGTTACCTTTTGTTCTAACTTATTTACCTCAGGATCAGACTTGATATATTTGTCAACATCTTGTCTTAACACTTTTAAATTAAAAGGTTTTTCCTGATATACTGCTGGGTCTGCTTTACCTGTATAGTATTCCCATTTTTCTCTTGTAATTCTTGCTAAGTCTTGTTCAGCAACTTTTAAAAGATTTTTATATTTGTTATAATACTTTGAATATTTGTTGTGTAATTGTGGCGTTTTAAGAGACTCTAAATCAAGTTCGGTATCGTTAATCTTCAAGTCTTTGTCAGCCAGATTTTGTAGTTCTTCTAATGTCATAATATCTCCATTATATCATCATTGACAAAAAATGTCAAGGATTATGTAGTAGTTTCAATAGTACCTGAACCACCTACATTTGCAAATTCGTATATAGTATATGCGAAGGTCACACTAGCAGTCAAGTATTGTATGTCAGTTTCTTGTTGATTATAGTTAAGTCCTGATAATGATATAGGGTAAAGATTTCTAAATCTCACTTCTATATTAGAATTATTTTTACTTGTCAATGAGAACAATGTAGCGTCTGAATATATACCACCGTCATCTGACACTTGTTTTCTTATCTTACCTATCTCTTTAGATAGACCTGGATC